TATGCAGAGCCTTGAATGTAATAACTTTCGTTCCATTCGTCTTTACGCTCTTTGGTTGATGTCTTGAAGTCGATAATCGACGGTACACCATTGTACTCTGCAATACAATCAACCCTACCCGCTACCTTATATTTATCACTATAGAGTCCTGCTTCTTGAGCATAGATGTTATCTATATTGCATAGAACAGACTTTAATTGACTAAAAAGACAATATGGCAAGAAATTCTTCTTGTGTTCTGACCACTTAGATGGATAATCAGACTCCATGTTGTTGAGGTAATCCTCACACATGTGATGAACCTTAGTACCTCTTGCTGCAGCAGTTCGTGCTACATGGTTGGCAACTTCATTACCTACCCTCTTACGCCACTCCATCAGACCCTTCTTGTTACGGACTGATAGAACCGTTGTGATTGATGGGTACTTGTTACCCTCTGGTGTTGCGTATAGACGCACACCGTTACTGTTAGTTGCTGTTATGGGTTGCAACTCCACCCCTACATGATTAAACATCGTTTAAATTTCTATTCTTCCTCAAAAGTTTTGCTAGAGCTATTAAAAACTCTAACTGTTCCATCTTCTTCTGTAATTCTGGCAGTTATGCCGGCAGCTGCTATGTAAGTAAGATATTGATTCCGTGACGACATCCATGTAGAGTCGGGGTTATCGGCACTAGCAATATTGTTTTTATAATCCGTTTTAGAGGCCCAAACAAAAATACATGTTTGTACTAGATCATCGCTATCAACACTAGCAGTTAGGCTAACCTTTCCTGATGATTTTAAGTTCGCATAACCATCGACCCGGCTGGATGCTGTAGCTATGTAGTCATCAGGCCATAGAGTTGAAGTGTTAGGTCTTGTTACATCTCTTGTGACTGTGTAAGTTGCCATATTTAATCTCCGTTTATTATATATTTATAACTTATGATAACGCACGAATCCTCTCAACTAATCTGTCTGCCCGTTTGGTTACCTGACGATACCACGCCGAGTCAACCATTTCATCTGCGGCCGCATTCCAATCACGGGAATCCACGCCACGCTTCATGCCCCTGAACTTACTCAGGCGGGGGCGTCCCATATTGAACATCATATTCGCAATCACTTGCTGAGCTTCTTCTGGCAAATCGTCAAAGTCTTCGTAAAGGATGTTGCAGTCTGACAGGACGTTTTCGCAATCCTGCTCGAAGGCTTCAACGACTCTAGACTCTGATACTTCGGTTCCGATTTCTGAACCATTTTCGGGGTCAGACTCAAGAACCAAATGGCCCACGCCAAAAGTGGCATAACCCAAATGATCGTTATAAATTTCATATTTCACGCCCTCGTCAATTTCGAGTTGTTCTCTTAGTACTTGTAAATCCATTATTCCATTCCTATTCCTAATTTGATTTTATTAATGAGATAACTGCGAACAAAGCCACTCCGTACAATATCACCGATAGTAAACTCAGTACAATTAAACTCTTCCATTTCTTCAAGAATTCTGAGAAAGTCATGTAATCCATTTTTTTCATTTGTCCTCTGTAGGTCAGACTGATCAAAATCGCCACAGAACATAATCTTTGAGTCCTGACCCACACGGGTGATAATTGTATCCAGTTCGTGGAAGTTCATGTTCTGACACTCATCCACTATAATGATTGCGTTATCAAATGTCAGCCCCCTTAGAAAAGAGGTTGAGAGAAAGTAGAGAGTACCTTGACCCTTGAGGCGGTCATATAAATTATTGAATGCCTGTTCGTTAGGTTGCTCAAACATGAACTGTACCATGTTCTGATATGGCACCTGATAGAGTGCAGCCTTGTCTTCCTCATCCCCCGGCAGGAAACCGATCTCCCTCGTAGGGATAAGTGATCGAACCAATATGACCTTCTCATATTTGGTCTTCAAGTCCATCACTGCTTGCAGTGCAAGAAACAATGCACTAAAAGTCTTACCTGTGCCCGCAGCACCAAATAAGAATTGGTTCTTACCATCCTTAAATGATTTAAAAACCACCTTCTGATTATCAGTGATGGGTTTGATTGCTACCAAATTGTTGTGATTGATCTCTTTGTTCTTCTTAGCGCTTGCCATTATATATCCTTAAAAATTAGGTAGAGGGGGGTTCCAAATGGACCCCCCTCTGATGCATAGCCGGAGTGACTTCCCAGCTTCCGTTGCCGCTGTGCAGCAGTGCTGAAGTTTGATTTCTCGGCCGCATCAATTCTATTTATACTAAATTGATCCATGTTTTTTCAACACATTTCTAGTTTTAATGTCTTTATGTGTTGAATTACTACCATAACGGTCTGCAAGAGGTGAACCGGGATGTGCAGCAGCAATTCTTTGCATGTTCTCAGTGAACCCGCCATCAACCTTTGGACCTACCCCCATGATATGATCCCCGACAAAAGCAAACCCGCCGGGGATTTGGCTGATATGTGGATTATCCTTTAGATACTCTTCACGTTCAGAATTGGACATCATGTCATCCCATTCCTCACCTGTTTTTTCGTCATAAAATGTATATGTTGGCATTATAAGTCCATCTCCAATTGTTGATCATGACTGTCAAGGTCATCTAAGGTAACGATGAAGGTAAGCCGCCAGCGTTCTAGTTCTTCTATTCGTTGATACAAATCTCGTTCGATGCTCGTCAAGTCGGGAAGTGTACTCATTTTTTCCTCACGCATTCGTCGCCCCATGTAATCCCAATAATTCTCTCTCTGCATTAAACCACTCCGGTACGGTTCTGTTTTTCCACTTTGCAAACCCTGATTTCTCTACTATGTAGTACTTCTGATAAGCAAGCACAGTGTCATCACCTTTGCATTCTTCGGGCATACACTGAGGTGGAGCAGGCCAAGGAGTATCGGTGAGTTGTATAGCGGGCATGTTATCTGGTGTTTTATCCAAAGCATCACGCAATCTGGATGTGGCATGTATTTTACCATAACGATAGGTATACTCATCCATTAGAGCAACATAATGTTCCCACAACCACCGATAGTTCAACTCATTGGAACGAACCCAAATGGTACTAGGATGGTTCTTATGAGCCAGTTTGTATAGACCCATCTTCTCAGCATACTCATCCCCGTCAAGAACACGATGAGCAGTAGAGAGCATCTGTGCGCTCTCTAGGATCATCTTGACCACATGGCGGTCACACATCATCTGTGCTGCAATCTTGGGGTCACGGTCTAGGTAAAATATATTCATTCTTCTTTCCTTGTATCATCTAATAGTAACATCTTACCTTGTTTTTCATCTAATGTCAAGACCCTTTCGGACTCAATCATGTCAATAATAAGAGTAGTGATGCTGACTTCCTTACCCAGCTCACCAATCTTCTTCTGTAATCTCACTAGGGTTTCCTGATAATATTCTATCTCTTGTTGCTTCTTGAGTCTAGTCTCAATCAGGTCTGTTAGTGATATTACATTATCAGTCATGGATTTCTCCTACCCTTGGGAACGTCCCACACAAATGTCAGCCTATCAACATCACCATTGTTATATGACATATGTGGACGTTTGTTGTCAAACCAGAAAAATGTGCCGGGTTCAATTTGATGTGATTCGTCTTCAACCGTGTACAGATATGTGCCTTGTAAAGATAGATGATACCTATCTCTCGTTAGGTAATACTCACCTTCATCAATGTGTCGTCCCAATGTCTCACCGGGGCGCAGTCTAAAGAACGCTGCTCTTGAATGTCGGTGCAGTTTATAAGACTTCAACCATTTCCTGATACCGGGATAACGATAGTACATAGGAGTGTTCTGTTGAAGTTCAGTCTTTTTAGGGTCGTCGTCAGGGTGTTTAACCGCAGCCATAGTGAGGGGTAGAAATCCATACGGTTTCGTATCTCCAGCAGCACCATTTAGTGATCCTGCTACAGCCCAATCCTCATTCTTGATATCAGCAAGAATAGAACTTACGTCAATGTCTCTCTCAATAAATCTAAAGTGACTCATTTTTCCCATCTGTAGAAGATATGATCCTGTATCTCTACAGTCTTCGTTTTAGTCTTTGCCCATGCGGGTGACACATAGTCTGCATGATAATGCGTTGCACCACCAGTGATATCTAGGAAAGAAATCTCATTACTCAGAATTGCATCTGCAAGATCAAACATCTTATTATATATCTTTTTATTTCGAGGCACATCACTCTTACCGTCACAGAACCAGCTGAACTGACACCTATGTTTAATAGGGAACCTAACCTTCTGGTCTTGCCATGATGCTCGTGTAGGCCCCTCTTCTACCACCTCACAGATGGTATTAGGGTATCTCTTATCATTAACACGGTTCAGTACGACAGCGGTAACTGCAAGCTCTCCTGCGATGCCCTGACCCCTTGCCTCATGATACATGTTGAGTGCAAGACACTCGGCAGACCTATCAGGTTCAATTGT